ATGAAGGGGCTTTTATTTATCACCCTTACACTCTCCTGCGCAGCCGTCAATGCCCAAGTCTACAAGTGCCCCCAGTTCCATCCCGACAACAATCATTCGGACGCCCCGTTAACTGGCGCCAGAATCATGTGGGGCGAGAAGCATGGCAATGGTTGGCTGGCGGGTGCTGACAGTAAACGCGTTAAGGGTGGTATCGACACCCAGTACGACTTCGGTGACCACGGCTGGCTCGTCTGCTTGTATGACTTCAGGAAACCCTCCGAACGTAAAAGGCCGGAGGATGCCGAGTGGTGGATACAGCTTGACCCGGAGGTCACTCGGTGCAACCTGCAGGAAAGGCATGTTAAGTCTGGCAACGCTGACAATAGCGCGGCGTCAGTAACAGCACTTTGCAAATGATATCGCGCATCGATCTCGTCACGGCGAGTCGGGTTGACCTGGTGCTTACCTTGCTACCAGTCATCGGATGGCTGGAGGCAACTTATTCGCTCGCGGTCAGCGGCGTGCCGCTCGATGTCGCAGTGCGCGTGATGGCCTTGCCGGCGGAGCGGCGCCGCTCCCCCTTGTCGACCGCTGTTTTTAAAGACCCGTAGACGGATCGAAGGGTAACCGCGTCACGTCCGCTGAAAAGACAAGGCCGTTAGGGAAAGCGGCCTTGTCTTTTTTCGACGCTGTCTTCGGTCTACGGCTTAATCATCAGCAGCGCTGCCTCGGTGATGTGGCCAGTGTCCGCGAAGTCATCACGCCCGGCCGCGACTAGGCATCCGGCTCCCAGTTCATAGCAGAACCAGAAGCCTTCGGCTGCCCAATCACGATAGGGCGACAGGCCCAGGCCGAGCGCGCCAGGCCAGTCGTAGTTACTGTTGAGGACCAGCGCTGCCGCACAGTACAACCGCCGCGCCCACTGAGGGAGCCAGGCGGGCGCCTGGGCCTCGTACCTGCAGAGCTGGGCCTTCACCCATTCGATGCCTGCAGCCGCGTCCCTGACGCGATAGGCGCGTTGCAGGACAACCGTCTGACCCTTGAGAGCCGTCGCACGATCGACCTCCCGCACTCCATGCAGCATAGTCGCCTCGTAGAGCTTGTCGCCAGCGTCGATGATGCAGTGCGATGACAAAGCCAGCGCAAATCGGGAACGTGGAATCGCCCAGCGGATCAGCCACGAGATCGGATTGAAGCGGCGCCGGGTGAACAGCAGTGTGATGGTCTGCACCTTACACCCCCAGCGCCGTGCGCATGCCGACAATGAAGTGGCCCCAAGCCTTGACCGCCGCCGCCAGCGCTTCGGGTGTCTCGGCTTGGCGCATCGCGGCCTGGCTAGCAAAGCGCTGGGTGCGCATGCCCCGTTGTGCGACCCTGAAGGCATCGGCGCGGGCGATGATCTGGTCGGCCGCCCAGGCGTTGGTCTGTTGCAGGCCGGTAGGGTTGTATCGCGCGTAACTGGTCACGTACTCGTCGACATCGCCCACATAGCCTGCTTCGACAAAAGCCCGCGCTGCGGACTCGGCATCGCGGTATTCCTCGACCCGATTGCCGACAGCGGCGGCCGTCACGGCGTCGACGTCTCCATAGGTCGAGCTGATCGCTGCAGTCTTCAGTGCCTCAAGGTTGACCACACGCGGCAAGACTGGAATCGGCTCAACACCGTCGCGCGCTTCGTTGGCCCGGTAGTTCACCCAGGCCGGCGCCAAGTCTTCGTCGATGACGACCATGTGGCCGACGTGCTCCTCGGGTGGGATCTGCAGATAGCAGCCGTCGAGAGCGCCGTCGACAGTGAAGGTCACGTAGCGCAGCGTTTTCGGTTCAGGCTTGGCCGGCAGATCCGGCAGTTCGATGAGGTTGTCCATCAGGCCACCTTTTCAAAGATGATTTCAGAATAGCGTTCGACGGCTGAGGCGGATACGGCGGCCCCGCTCGAACACGATCCCGAGACGAAGTGCTGCAGCTGGAAATTGCTCCGCACATCGACCTTGATGCGATCCTTGAGGACCGATTTCCCGACGCTGGCGTATTGGTTCGGGCCGATCCATTCGGATGAGCCGAATGTAATGAAAGCACCGCTCGAAGTGTTCTTGAGGGCGATGCGATGGCGAACGTCAGCGCCGAATACCACGGCCCACGCGTCTACGTCGTAGGTGCCAGGGTCCAGCGTGGCCGAACTGCTCGCGACGGAGGCGTTCGGGATCGTGTTCACAGCCGTGGAATTGAACAAACGCGTATACCATCCGCCCGTGTTATACATCGGCCCGGCAACACCGTTGGCGTACTCCTCGCGGATTTGCAGGCGCGGAACGAGCAGGCTACCGGCCGGCCCGGTGTTGCCCGCTGGGCCGGCGGGGGTGAACTGCAGCACAACCATATCGCCCACGGTGAAGGGGCTCCCGCCGCTGGACGCGATGTGCTGGACGACAAGCGAACGGGCATTGCTGTTACCGACGACACCCGTGGTGCTGAGCACCATGAACTTCGACATATCGCCAACCTTGACGATTCGGAACATGCCCTTGATCGTGCCTGTCGCGCCGGCATACATACTGTCGAGGAGCGCGCTAACTCCCTTATTGCTGACATCGAAAAGACCAACAACCACTTCGTAGACACTCGTTTGCGTGCCCGGAGTGGTCATGTTGAAGCACAGACCGTTGTCGTTGAATCCGTTGGTGAAGGTGTAAGGAATCGCATACGCTCCACCAGCAGCGATGGCGTTCAAGTTAGCCACCAATTCGTTGACCTGTTGATTCCAGATCGGCCAGTCACGCATCAGCTGCGCAACTGCTTCGTTGAATGGTTCTTCGTCCATTGTCCGCAGTGGCAGGCCACTCATCATTTTTGTAATCACTGAACAGTTCCTTCGATTTGGAGAGACATCTTTGATTTCCTTACATTGGCCAGTACGCTTTTGAAACTGGAATAACGGCCGAATACGCAAGCGCTACCCCACAACACGGTGCCGATCCAAGCAACCGGCTTTTGCCGGAACTGGGCAAGCGTTTCCTCCACCACGTCTTTCTGGTCGTTATCAACCTCAACATCGAGGCTCATCCTCCTGGAGAAGCCACGCTGCTGGGTGTCGCTTGTGCCGTCGAACTGGAAGGTTGTCGTCGAGTAATCCTTGATCTCGGTGGCGATTCCCCACTCAGATAGCCCGACGTCGATTACCGGGCCGACAGCACACATGCCGCACTTCGGGGTCGAACCGATCTTCCTTATGGAAATCGTGATGAGGGCTTTCGCGTAGACCGGCAGGAGCACGCTGACGGCGTAGCTTTTCCTACGGATGCGGCCGAAAAACCATTTGAAGAAGCTGGATCGGGATGTTGATACGACGAGGTTTTGCACCTCGCGATATACGACGCCCTCATAGAGGTCGACCACGCTCACACGAACCTCGTTGGCATCCATATTGCCCAGATAAAAACCTTGAGCAATTACCTTCGGAGAAACGACCAGGAGGATCTCGTCGGGATTGCTCGTCTGGGTGTTGTTGTACTGGTCGAGCATCTTCCAACGATTGATGACGTCACCCTTTGTCCACTTGGTGACGTCAGTCAGCGGAAAGCCCTTGTTTGCGTCGATCACCGAGCGATAGGTCAGGTGCGTGATTCGGTCGTAGACGACCGTGTCCTTCGCATACGTCGCAGTCGCGTCATATGGCTGCTCGGCGATCGGCACGTTCGAATACACCAGGCCGGCACCCGGAGTGATCACGTCAGCAGCACGAGTACCCGGAGCGGCGAGCGTCTTTATGTAGCTGGACAGGTTGCCTACCTCAAGTTGGTATCCTGCAACGCGCATGCCCCGCTTTGACAGCGCTGTGTATTTCGCAATGCCATAATTCGTGCCGGTGGTGGTGGCCGTGAATGTAGTCGAGATCCGATAGACCCCGTTGCCGCAATCCTGGACAACCGAGGGCTCGTTCCAGGCGTCAGCCTGGACGATCATCATGAAGTCGCCAGGCGCTCCTGGGTTGTTCGTCAGGGCCACTACTGGCACGCCTCGGTCGTCCATGCAAACGAAGACCGAGAACACATACTTCGTGCCCGGAACTGTTGCGAAAGTGCGGTATGCGTAGGGTGTGCTCACCGAGTTATCGCCCATGCGAACCGCAGCAGCGAACCCTGCGAAACCGACGTCATCGGAAACGCCAAACGCCGCGCCAAGAGTTGCAACCCCACCCTCGCTGTTTGGCAACAGGTTCGTTGCCGCTGGCTCTAGCAGCGCATACGGTGCCTTGCTGAGGTCGCTTGGGTCATAGGTCACCGCCAGAGTATCGGGCGGCACCTGTACCAGCGTGCCGTTCCTGTCCCAAGCGGATTTGGCTGATGGGCGCGAGCAGGCCACGTCGCCCAGGGTTACAGGGTCAATAACGATCATGCAGGAATCACCTTTACTGCGAGTGGCACATCACCATTGACGGCACCGTCGACGTGATCGGCTGTCTGCTGGGCATACTTGGCGATGTGATAGTTTTCGTTGCTGTTCGCTTCCCGGAGTTGCTGCAGCTCCGCGCGCACCAGCCTCAGCTCCTCGACCACGGCGGCGTTGTCTTCCTGGGGGACGCCCAGGCCACTGAAGATCGACTGGGTCCGGTGGGCATTGAAGATGCGCGCCGAGCCGGTGGCCTCCAGTTCGGGACCGTTCTCGCCCACGATCCGCCAGCCGCCGGCGAAGTCGCCTCCGGACGCGTACCCTGGGATCGGGTGCTTGCTCTTGTACTCGACGCTGCTCTGGGCGTTCTTAATGAAGTCCGCCTTTTCGGCCTCGTCCATTGTCGGCCCGTACGCATTCATCCAGAAGGCCAGCCCTTCCGCATCCGGCGTGCGGCCCAGCACGCTCTGGTAGAGCCTGTTGAGGGCCGCCTCGGTGGAATTGGCGATGCCGTCCGCGATTTGTGTCAGGGGCGTGCCGCCGGCCGCCGCGTCTTGCCACCACTGGAAGCCGGCCGCATCCGGTGCGCGGCCCAGGTAGGTCTGGTAGGCGGCCTTGATCGCCGAGGACGCCACGACTGGGTTTTGCTCCGCAGCGTGAATCGCCGCGGTTAAGCTCTGCATCGCCTCGATCAGAGTCATGCCCTTGGTATCGATGCCCTTCAGGACGTTGATCTCGTCCTGAGCATTGGCCAGGATGGCGTCGAGCGACTTCACCTGCGCCTGCGCGGCATCCAGGGCGGCCTTCTCGACCGACAAGGAGTTATCGGTCAGGTCGCCCAGCTGGGCGATGCTGTCGCGGGTTTGGTTCAGGTTGTGCAGGTAATCCTGGTACGAGGCGAACTGGCCAGAGGCGTCCTGAGTCGCGGTCGTCAACGCCTTCTTCAGCGACTCGACCTGGCTGTCGGAAAGCGAGCCTCCAGCCTTCGTGATGGCCAGGTCCGCCATGATCTCGGCTTGCGCTTGTGCACGGCTGGCGGCCTGCTGGGCCGGCGACGTGAGGCTGTCGACCGCGCTGTGGATCACCTGGGACAAGTTTTGCAGCTTGGTGACCGCTGCGGTATGGGCGTCGATGGTCGCCTGCAGGGCGCCTTTCTCGCGTTCAACTACCTTCTGCAGCGTTGAGTAGGCGGTGTCGACGCCGTCCAGCAGCGTCGTCGCGGCCGCCTTCGCCGCCTCGACCGCGCTCTGCTGGTCCTTCAGGGCTTGCACCTGGTCGTACAACGCCTTGTTGCTGTCGTCGATCGCCGCGCGCTCCTTTTCGCGCAGCTGGACCGACGTCATGGTCAGCTCGTCCAGCTGGTCCTGCAGGTCGCGGCGCTCGTCGGCGATGTCCTGAGCGCTCTTGGTCGCGTCTTGCATTGCCTCATGGGTGGCCGCGAACGCTTCGGACAGGCCCATCAGGGTCGCGTAGGTGTTGCTGCCGGCCTCGGTCGTCAGGTCCAGGCCGACCACGACCTGGGCGAACTTCTCGCGGGTGTCGACCCAGCCCAGGTTCAACTTGGCCAGCTCGTCGCTAACGTATTTCTGCAACGGCGCCAGGCGCTGGGCTTGGGTAAGGAAATTCTCCGCGTAGCTGGAAGCTTTCTCCTGGAGCTCGTCGATGCCGCCCATCAGGTCGACCAGCGATTCCCTGGCAGCGATCGACTGCAAGCCGGTAGCGCCAAAAGTCTTACCAATGGAGGTCAGCGAGGCATCGAGCTTGGCATAGTCCGATCCGACCCGGACCAGCGTCTCCAGGTAGCCTTCGCCGACCTTCTGGAACTGCTGCAGGCCGCCCACGGCGAACTGCGCCATGTCGTCGCCGAGCTTGGAGAAAATCGACTCCACGGCCTTCTGCAGCTCATCGCCCTTGAGGTCTTTCAGGCTCACTTTGCCGATGCTGACCATAAAGCTGCTGAGCTTAGCGGTGAATTCGTCGCCGGACAGACCGAGCAGGCCGCCGGCGGCCTGGACGCTGTCCGCGAGTGACTTGATAACGGCCGTGATCTGGGCGTTCGCATCGTTGCCCAGCGCGCTGGTGACGGTGTTGTGCTTGTCGCTACTGAACCAGCCCCCCGAGGTCTTGACGGCCGTGTATTGGCTGACGCTGGCCCCAGCCGAGAGCACGGCCGCCAGGGCGGTCGGGCTCATGGTGATGCCCGTATCCTCGACGCTCTGCTTTCCTCCGAAGATTGCGGTGGCGATCTTACCGACCAGGCTGCTCTTGGTTGCCAGGTAGCCGATCAGCGCACCGATCACCATGCCGGCCGGGCCGCCAACCGCGCCCATGGTAGTGAACGCGGTCAAACCTGCGCCCGCCATGCCGCCTACAGCGGAGGCGCCCACCGTCATACCAAGCTTGGCGACGGTGGTCGCCGCGCCGTTATTGGTGTTCAGCTGTACGCCCGACCCCGACAGATCCGTGGTGCGCACCAGCTCGCTGGCGAAGCTGCCGATATTGCTCTCGATGTTGCGCAGCGCCACCAGCATGCCCGACAGATAGTTGATCTGCGTGGACGAGTTCGACGCCGACAGCTCGATCGCGTTCTTGATCGACTCCGACTTCGCGCTGCTGTCGCCCAGGACGGAACCGGTCCCCTGGGCTTTCTGACGCTGCTCGGACAGGCTGGGACCGCTGCCGCCGCCCGACACTGCAAAGCCCAGGCCGACCATCACGGCGGCCATCGCAGCCATGCGCACCCAGGCGCTGTACGGATCGCCCTGGGCCTGATTGGCTACGCCGGCGACAGCGGCGGCCTGGCCCTTCGCCATCGAGGCGGCGATGTCCGGCGCGACACTGGCCTGGGTGGCCGCCGTCTCGGCCTGCTTGCTGGCCACAAAGGCCGTGGTGTAGCTGGTCAACAGGCCGGTCTTCTGCAGCATGTTCTCGACCGCCATCGCCATTTCGAACGCGCGGAAGGTCTTCTCGACGCCTTCCATGGCGCGATACCCTGCGGAATTTTCTTTGAAGAAGCCCTTCGCGGCGCTTGCCATGTCGCCGTAGGACTTCATCTGCGCCTGGGCAGAGGCGGCTGCAGCGGTCGCGTTCGCCTTCTGGATCTTGACCTGGTTCCCGCCGGCGTCCTTGGTCGCGGCCGCCAGCTGGGCGGCGATCGCGGCCTGGGTGCGACCGTAGCCGCTGAGCGTCGTCGTCAGGCCGCCGATCGCCGACCCCACCTTGCCGAACGAGGCGGCCATGCCGTCCGCTGCTGCCTTGGCCGAATCGTCCAGGGCGGACATGATGTCCAGCATCTCCTTCGCCTTGGTGACGTCGACGTTTGACATGGCCGCCTGCAGGCGGTTGGCGTACCAGGTGTCGTATTGCGCTTGCAGCTTCTTCTGCGCATCGGTGCCGTCGCCGGCCAGCTGGATGCGCTCGCGCCACACCTCGGCGTCGATCTCCAGCAGGGCGCGAGCGCGCTCCTTCTCGTCGACGATCGAATCGGCCGCGAACCTGGCGTTCTCCTTGCGCAGTTGCTCGGCCCCGGCCAGCGCCTGGCGCTGCCCCATAATGGACGCGATGTTTTCCTTGCGGGCAGCGGCGGACGCTTCCAGGTCGGCAGTTTCTTGGGCGGTGAAGACGTGGCCCTGCTTCTGCCAGTTCACGATGAACTGGCGCAGCTCGGCGTCGACCTTCATCTGCTCGGCCGCGATCTGGCGGGCCTCGGTCGACTTGCCGAACAGCTCGGTCTCATTGGCCAGGGCGACCTTTTCGCTGGCCGTGGCGTTACCCCACGCCTGCACCTGGCCTGCGATTGCCTTGGTCGCGGCGAAGCCCGACTCGGCCAGGGCGCTGTCGGCGCCCTTGATGATGCCGCGCCGTTTCTCTTCCAGCGCCTGGATCTGGGCCAGGTATTTGTTGCGCTCGGCGATGTCGCCCACGCCGCCGGCGAGATCCGCACGCTTTTTTGCGGCATCAATGTCACGCTGCACGTCCTGGGCTTCCAGGGCGCGCTTCTTGTTGATGTACTCGACGTCGCTGACGAGCTGCCGCTTGTGCCGGCTGTCCAGCTCGGCCAGGCTGGTCGCGGTCTGCTCCTTCTCCAGGTTGCGCTGGCCCTCGATCGCAGCCAGGGCGATATTGTTCAGGTCAGCGTAGGAGCGGCGGATCGCGGCTTTGCGTTCGTCAATTTCCTTCTGGGTGGCGCCTGCAGCGACGCCGGCGTTCTGCGCCTTCTCCAGGTCGCGATCACGTTGCTGGGGGCGGGTCAGGTATTTATCGCTGTCGTCGTTCCACTGCTTGCGGGCGGTCGCTTTCTGCGCCGCTTCCTCCTGGGCCTTGGCCGCCGCCTTCTCGGCATCGGTCCGACCACGGATCGCGTTGATCTGCCGTTGGTTGTTTTCCAGCTCGGCTTGGTAGATGGCGACGTCGCGGGTCAGGCCGCGCTCGCGGGCGCGGCGCTGGCTTTCCTCGATCTCGCCGCGCTGCTTCAGCAGGTCACCGATCTTCTGGTCGTTGGTCTGTCCGCGCCCCATGGCGAAGTCGATGACCGCATCAGCGGCGCCAGAGGCAGCTTTCTTGATTCGGAGCCAGCCGCGCTCCCAGTCGGTCAGGCTGTCGAGCACCTTCTGCCGCTGCTTGTCGACGCCCTCGGCGTACGCGCGCTGGGCGACCTCGGCCGCCTCGGTGGCCCGGCCGACGTCCTGCAGCGCCTTCACCTGGTCGAATGTGGCGGCCGTGATGAAATGGTACTTGTCGTTGATCTTTTCCAGGGCGGAGAGCGGCGCCTTGCCAAGCGCAGCGAACTCCTCGGCGGTGTCGGCGACGCTGCGGCCGAGGACATGCTGGGCCTCGACGGCCACGGTGCCGAACTCGCGCATGTTACCCACCGCAACCTGGCCGGTTGCAGCCAGGGCGGCGACGGCCGCTGCCGCTTCGTGTTGCGAGCCGGTGATCTCGCCGATCTGGCGGGCCACGTCCTGCAGCTCACCAACGGTGGCGCCGGCAGCGTTGCCGCTCAGTGCCAAAGCTTTTGCAAATTCCTCGGACTCATTCGCGCCAACGTTGTAGGCAACCGCGAGCACACCGAGGACGGCGGCCGCCATCGTCCATGGACCGATCAGCCCCATGACGTACGACGCCAGGCCGCGTGCGGCCGCGCCGGCGCTGCCGAACGAATCGCGCAGCTGGCCACCCTGCTGCAGCAGCACTGTAAGCGGTGCCTGGCCGCCCTGCAGGGACGTCACGATGTCGGTAAATTGCGCCGGCACCTGGCGCATGGCGTTGTTGAGCTGCGCTTGGCTGACGCCGAGCTGCTGGGTGACGCCGGCGGTGTTGCGAGTGGCCTGCTGGACGGCCTGGTGGCCGCCGACGACGTTGTTCAGCTGGGTAGCCTGCGACGTCAGGGTGCTGGCCAGGTTTTGCTGGGCCGCCTGCAGCGTCGCCGCGCTGGCCGCCTGGCCGGCTTGCACCTGGGTGACGTGCTGGGCAGCAGTGCTCAGACCGGTGTCGGCCTGGGCCACACGGTCGACCGCATCGGCCGCCGATCGGCTGGCCGTGGTAGTGGCCGTCATCGCGGCCGTGCTGGCGGTTTGGTGGACTTGAACGACTTGCAGGGCGCCGCCGACGCGTTCGGCCGAGATGCCGAGGCGGTCGTTCGCCGCGCCGACTTGGTCAAGCGCGTCGGCCGCCGTCCGGCTGGCATTCGCCGTTCCCGTCAGCGCGGTGGCGGTCGTGGTCTGGTGGACCAGGACGTCCTGCAGGGCGCCGCCGACGCGATCGGCAGAAGCACCAAGCCGGTCATGCGCCGCGCTCACCTCGTCGATCGCGGTCACCGCTGGGCGGTTCCCGCTGACGTTGATGCGGATGCCGTACTCGACCTGATTGCTCATGCGTTCGCGTCTTCCTTACTTTTTCCAGTGTTTCGCCTGCATCTCCCGCAGGCGCTTTTCTCGCCGCTCGCCCTGGACCTTGTGAATTGCTTCCAGCGCTGCGTCTTCCATCGCTTCAAGGTCGGCAATGAACTCGGGCCACTTCCTCTTGGGGATGCCGTTCGTTGTACTAAGTACCCACTCGACGCCGGCGGGCCAGATCCCTGTCCTTACCAGTTCGCCGTCCGGAGCAATGACGACGTTCCACTTGTTCTCCAGGCGCAGGAACAGCTGCAGCACCGGGAGGTTGTCGGCCCAGACCGTGTAGCTCTCGGTCTCGACCTCGGTTTCCCTGGGCACGTCGGCGATCTCGTCCTCCATGCCGAACAGCTTCATGTCGTCGGCTACTTCGTCGGAGACCGCCGGCCTGGATGGTTTCGGGGCGGCGCCGCTGACTTGCTGCCCCCACCACTCGGCGGCGCCGACTAGTTTTTTCGCTTGGCCGTCTTGATCGAGTCGAAGAAGGCGGTGACGAGCGTCGGGCGAGCCGGGAACACGTCCTTCAGGGCAGCGAAGTTTTCCGGATTGAATTCCAGCTGCTGATCGTTTTCGCCCAGGACGTCCTGCCAGCCGGCCACCACGCGGTCGAGCACCTCGTCGTCGCTCAGCAGGGTCTCGCCTTCCTGCAGCTTGTCGCGGTTCAGGAGGCGGTGCAGCTCGTCCAGTTCGGACTGGGGCAGGCGTTTAAAGATGACGGTGAACTTCTGTTTCACGCTGCCGCCTTTGCCGTCCGGCACGTCGACGATGACGGGGGTCGGGTAGGTCTGGCTGATGGAGCTGATCTTGAACATGTTTCTTCCTTAGCGTTATATTTGACCCCTCGCAGGGCCGGGTGGGGTTACAGGCAGGTGAGTGCCAGTTCGTCGTTGCCGGCGTTCGGCGTCGGCTCCAGGGTGAGCTTGTAGCCGGTCATCCCGTCGATCTCCTCGTAGGCAACATCGGTCACCTTGGCCTGGAGGTCGACGCGGATCTTCTTGCCGCCGACGCTGCCGTGGTTGACGATCATCGGCACCGCGGAGTTGCTCTCGGCGAGCGTGAACGGGTTGAACACGCCAAGATCCGGCGCGAGCACGGTGATCGAGGCGCTGGGCTGGCGACCGCCGATGTCGATGACCTTTTGCGGTCCCGGCATGTCGACGCGGCTGACCTGGTTGCCGAAGTCCCATTCGAAACTGGACCAGGCCAAGCTGACGGCGTTGATCGTGGCCGCAGCGGTGTTCACGCTGTTGATGCCTTCCTCGATCGCCCAGCCGGTGCGCGTGACGGCCGGCGCCGCGCCAGTGACTGGGGTCACATACAGGGCGTCGAAGTCGAACATCAGCTTCGGGATGTCCTTCTTGGCCATGCTGCCCTTGCAGTTGCCGCGCATGCCCAGCAGCTTGTGCAGCACACCGTCGATGTTCATGTAGCCGACCACGCTGGACTGGTTCTGGCTCACCAGGTTGTAGGCCACGGAGGTAGTCGCGACGATGGTTTGTGCGGTGCTGCAGGCCAGCATCGGCGCCGACCACTTCGGCGCGGTGCCGGCGGTGCCGGAGCCGACCAAGGCGACGTTGAAAGACAGCTTGGCCCAGAAGCCGGTCAGGATGCTGCCGGCGTTGCCGTAGTACGGCAGCACGATGTTGCGGTCGACCTTGTCGGCATCCATCGGCGTCAGGGTCACGTCGCGGGCCTCGATCCAGTCGGTGGCGCCGGCCGGGGTGGAGTCGACGCCGTAGGTGGTCTCCAGCTTCATGAGCAAGACCTTGTTCTTCCACTTACGTGGGGTTGTGACGAGATTAGGCACCCTTGCGCTCCTTCCTGGTGGTGGTCGAGGTTTCCGCCGGCGCGGTGTCCTGCGCTTGTTCGGCCGGCGCCTGGACGGCTGCTTCCGGGGCGGCCGCTTCCGGCTCGACGCGGGTCCGGGTCTTGGTGGCCGGGTCGTAGATGAACTGGCCACCTTTGCCCCAGTCGGGGCAGCTGGTGAAGTCCTGCAGGGCATGCGGCGCCGCTGCCTGGACGTTGTTGTTGTCTGTGCTCACAGAACACTCCTGTCGTAATAGGAAGTAGTAAAAAGGTCTTGCCACCAGGCGTGACCGTCGCGGAAGGCCAGCAGCTGGCCCAGGCCGCGCTCAAACGGATCGAACGCAGGGTCGGGCGTCCAGCCGTACAACTGATCCCGCACCAGGCGGCGTAGCTGCTCAAGGTCAGCGCCGGCGGCCGCGCCCACCTGGTCGACCAGGTTGCGGACGACCAGGATCACGCCGATCGTTACCGTCACCTTCTGCTGCAGGATGTCAGCCGCGATGCTGGGGCCGGGCTGCTCGCGCATCGGAATCACGAAGCACGCCGGCACGGCCTTGGGGTTGCTCTCGACGGCCGCCTGGAAGTCGATCGCGCCGCCGACCAGCTTGAACGCCGGCACGTTCGCGTGGATGTGCTCGACGGTCTGGTTGATCATGGGCGGCCGCTCCGTCCGAACACCCGCTCGGTCGGGGCGAACATGACCACGGTGGCCGGGTCGTTGCCCGGCACCTGCGCCACCTGCTGCAGCGCGACCCTGCCGGCTGCGACGTCGCGGAGCCATGCCACGGCGTCGACGTACTGGGTGCGGGCGTTCTCGGTCACCGAGTCGCCGAGCAGCTTGTAGCGCGCGATCGCGCAGGCGTTGGCCACCAGCGCCTCAGGCACGTCGGCCAGCGGCAGGGTGTAGCGGCTGGCCAGGTAGCCGTCGATCATCGAGCAGGCGTCGCGCAGGATGTCGCCCAGGGCGCCAGGCGGCAGCATGGATAGACGCTGGGCCACCTCGTCGGCGCCGTAGCGGCGCTCCAGGGCGGATTGGTCGAGGTAAGGCATGCTCAGGCGTCCTCGTCCTCGAGGTCGACCAGTTCGACCGTCAGCATCGGCTCGCCCTGCAGCAGCTTGACCTGGTCGCCGGTCAGCTCAGAAAGCGCGATCACGGTCGGCGTGGTATTCCAGGCGCGACCAGCCCGGCGGAAGCCCGCCTGACTGGACGTCACCTTGAGACCAGCGGTGCTTCGGAACGAGTCGGCGAGCATCTTGCCGAAGCTTTCGCCAGTACCGGCCGCCGCGTCCGTATTGGACTTGTCGCTGGAAGCGTCGCGGTTGCCTAGCTTCGACAGATCCAGGCGCAGCTCGTGGCCGCTCTCCCCGACGAGCTGAGTGCCGGTGGTCAGCGTCCAGCCCGTCGCAAAGCTGGCCGACGACACCTCGCCGGCCTGGCTGACCGACTCCTGGATGTTGCCCGGCGCCGGACCGCTGGCGCCCGTCGAGGTCGGGCCTGCCGCCTGGCTGCTCGTCGCGCCCGGGTTCGGCGCAGGCGGCTTGTCCGCCTGGCTGGTGCTGCCCGAGGAGCCAGCGTCGCCCTTTTGACCGTCCGCCGCGCCCTGGTCGAGCGTCGTCGTGCCGTTCGTTGCTGAGCCGCTCGCGTCCGGGCTGGTCAAGTCCTGCGCCTTGTCGCCGCCCCGGCCCTTGGCGGCTGATCCGTTTTTTCCCATGGTCTCTTCCTTATTAGAGTGGTTCGCCGATGCCCACCTGGTTCAGGTGGGCACGCCGCTTACGTTCAGTCGACCGTGCCGTCCGAACCGTAGGCCAGCTGCCAGAAGCCGTAGCCGCCGGCCGCGCGAGCCTCGGCGCCGAACTTGAACTTCTTGCGGCTGAACACGTCGTCCGACTGCGGATCGATCTGCTGGACGAAGACCGGCGCCTTGCGCTCCTGGTAGACGAAGGGCTTGACCGGCTTGGTGGTGTCGAGCAGGAACCAGGCGGTGCGGGACTTCAGGCGGGCGTCGACGCGGACCGTGTAGGCGCCCTTGAAGGGGTTCGCCTTGCCGTCGTCCAGGCGGTCGGCGGTGACCAGGGTGTTGGCGACCGCCTTCAGCGCCGGTGGGACCATCAGGATGTTGGGCTTGATGTTCAGCGGGCGGCCTTCGTCGTCCTTGAATTCCATCATTGCGGTCTCGGCGGCGCCCAGGCTGTCCAGCGCGGCCTGGTAGCTCGCGGCGCTCAGCTTCTTGGTGCCCTTGTTCGAGACGGAGATGTCCTGGCCGTTCTCGTCCTTGGCCGGGTGGTCGACGTCGATGAAGTACTGGCCGTCGTAGCACTTGGTCACGAAGGCGCCGTTGACCACATCCGCGACGATCTCGTCCGGCAGCTGGGCCGCCGAGTCGCCGGCGGCCATGGCCTGCGGCTGGTAGATGCCCAGGTTATCGTCGTCGATGTCGTTGCGGTCGACCTCGACGGTAGCTTCGAAGTCGTTGTTGACGATGACGTACTTGAACGCGGCCAGCGCCTTGACGGTCTTCTCGCCGATCCACTTGCGCATGCGCGGGAAGTTGGACAGCCAGGCGTAGTCGTTCTGGCCGGTCGTCGACGGCACCTTCATGGCGATCTGTTCCCAGCCACCAGGGGCCGCTTTGAACGCGTTGTTGAAGGTCGCCTTCAGGCTGATGAACAGGTTGTTGATGTTTTCGCGATTGATGAGCATTTTAGTCCTAGGGTTTCAGGGAGCTTGTGCGGCTGCGCTGGGCTATTCGATCCAGACGCCGTCGACCTCGACCGCCAGCAACTTGCCGGCCGCCGAGCGGGTGTTGACGCCGTTGGTCTTGGCCACGGTCTGGTCGTCGACGATGTAGACCACGTTGCCGACGTCGGCCTGAGCGACCGGATCGCCGGCGTGGTTGGCGAACTTGAAGGCGAGCTTGCGGCGCACTGCGAGAGTTTTGGCACCATCGGCGCCGCCGATGTTGTCGCAGAACTCCTCGGCGCGGCCCTGGTAACGCAGGGTGGTCGAGACCGAGCCGGGTACCAGAAAGCCGGCCGCGTTCAGGGCAACCAGTGCGCCGGCGAAGATCCTGGCGCCGGCGGCCACCGGCATGACGGCCAGCTGGCCGTCCTTGTGCGGGGTATTGCGGGATGAAGTCAGAGCAGTCATCTATTTCTCCAGTCGGGGAATCGGGGCAGCGCGCTTACGCGGCGGCGCCCAGCTCCTGCAGGGTTTTGAGGTAGTCCGCCTCGGCCACGCCCATCATTCGGCACATGTCCTTCTGGCCGGCCGTCAGCGCGGTCACGTGGGCCGGGTTCGGCGGCACCAGGTTGGTCTGGCGGCTCTGCAGGCCAGACAGGGCCGCGATCGGCTGCACGCCTTCCAGGTAGGCGGTCAGGCCGGCGATGTCCTTGGTGCCGTAGTTGCGCGCCCACTCTTCCTGGGCCGGCAGCAGCTTGCCGCTGGCCAGCGCGCCGGCGACGACCTCGTCGACGCGGCCGGTAGCCTGGGTGGCGCTCAGGGCAGCCAGCTGGCCCTGCAGGGCGACCATGGCGCCGATCGGCACGAACTTGGCCGGGTCCGGGGTGGCCGACGACAGCGACGCGACGGTCTCGCGCTGCGCTGCCATGTAGGTCACCAGGTCGAACGAAGCGGCGGCCGTCGCGGCCGGGTCGCCGGCCTTCAGCTGGTCGATCAGGGTCTGCAGGTGCGAGACGATGCCCTCGGCTGGCGTGCCGACAGGCAGGTTGAGCAGCCAGCGGAGCTGCTCCAGGAGTTCTTCCATTGCGGTGTCCTCGGTTAATGGAGTGGGTGGGGAAAGGGTGAAATGCAGGGCTGCGGCCGTGAGCAGCACTTCGCTCATGCCGTCGATGGCCGGGTTGTTGGTGATTGCCGCCATATATATAGAGGTGACGGCGCCCGTTGCCTTGTCGTAACCAATCACCGGGGAGATGAAGCGGTACTCTTTCTTCTCGATCATCTCGGCCGCGCTGTCGGTCCAGTCGACGTCGACGGCGAACAGCCCGACACCCTCGCGCCACTCCAGCTTGTGGAACCAGCCGGACGCCGGCGCCGGCTTGCCGTTTTCCTTGGCAAGCAGGGTCTGGTGTTCGTAGTCGATGACGCAAGGGGTCTTGCGCGCCGCCGTTGCATCGATCAGGCGTTGCGCCAGGGCGCCGTCGAGATACCAGCTCGGCGCATCGTAGGGACGACCATCGCGGGCCATGAACTCACCGGCCGGCAGGAGTTGCAGGTCACGGCCGGTCGTGATGGTCAACGCGCACGCGGCGATGCCGAAGTGCTGAGGGACAGGGGTGTTGGAACGTTTGGGCATGTGGCTATCGTCGCAGCGATAGCCATGCGGAAACAGACTGACAGATGTCAGCAGTGCCTTGCGGAACTTAAAATCCAACAGGAAATCCGGTTTGCTGGCGAGCACTGGGGCTCCGCCTCGGATTTAACGCCGGACTAACGGGGATAGGAGGCGTTTTCCCGGTGAGTTTGAGGGCATGTGCCCATCTGCTCCGAAAAAACGCCGTAAAGCGCGATTTTCCTCAATCGACCGCCACGAAGTCAGCTTTAGCGGTTTTTGCCCTCTATATATATTAGAACAGCCCGCCTGGAGCGTTGCAATCCCAGTTCGTAATCACCAGCTCGCCGCTGGTCGCGGCCGCGCCGCGGTTGTTGGCCACCGAGTACTTGATGTCCAGTTCCAGGAAGTACATCCCTTCGAAGGCGCGGCGGATGTCGGGGTGGTCGTTGATGCTGACCATGACCTTGCCCTTGGTGGTGCGCATCAGCTCCGCCATGTCCAGGTAGTTCTGGAAGTCGAAGTCGACGCCGTATCCCTCGGTCTGCCAGTACGGCGGGTCCATATAGAAGAACGTATGGGCACGGTCGTATCGCTTGACGCACTCGCGCCAGGGCAGGTTCTCGACATAGGTGCCGGCCAGGCGCAGGTGCGCGGCACTCAGGTTCTCCTCGATCCGGCAGAGGTTGATCGGCGAGCCGGTGGTGGCCGTGCCGAACGTTTGGCCGTCGACCTTGCCGCCGAAAGCATGCTGCTGCAGGTAATAGAACCGGGCGGCGCGCTGGATGTCGGTGAGGGTTTCTCCCTGGGTCATCTGCTGCCACTTGAAGATCTGGCGGCTGGAGATCGCCCACTTGAACTGGCGGACGAACTCTTCCATATGGTGCTGCACCACCCGGTACAGGTTCACCAGGTCGCCATTGATGTCGTTGATGACCTCGGTCTTGGCCGGGAATGCCCGAAGGAAGTAGAGCGCGGCGCCGCCGCAGAACACCTCGACGTAGCACTCGTGGCTCGGAAACAGCGGCAGCAGCTTGTCTGCCAGGCGGCGTTTGCCGCCCATCCAAGGGATGATGGGAGTTGCGGTTTGGTACATGTTTCTCCGTGGTAAAATTCGCCCCGCCTCCGTACGGGGTGGCAGAGCCTTGGCGAAGCATGCAGTTCAGGCTGCGTGCGGAGTGGCCGACCTGGTGTTCCCGCACCTGGTCGGTCGCTCTGTCCTTATTCGACAGTCAGGTAATGCGTTAAAGCGTCGAGGATCTCCTGCTCCTCGTCCGGGTACAGCGATCCGTCCGACCGGACGGGAAAGTACGGGCGCGCTGGAATGTCTCCCCACAGGTGCGGAAACTGCGCCTTCGTCCCTCCGAACTGCATCATGAACGCCTGCGGCGCCGGCGACGCCACCAGGAGCGCGGCGGCGTTGACCTGGTAGTGGATGCCCCTGCTCATCTCGCCGCTGGCGATCAGCGGCCGCTTGGCCGGCGCGGCCGGTGCGCGCTTGCCCGATCGGCGGCCGTGCGACTGGATATACCTGGCCAGGGTCGCCGGGCTGTTGGCCGCCCAGGGCGTACCGTCCGGGCCGGTGCCAGTGCCGAACCGTCCCTTGATCCGCTCGACCACGTCCTCGCCCAGGGCGCGCAGGAAGGGCTCCATGTCGCCGGCGCGCTGCGCGAGTTGCTTGAGCAGCTGGTCGACGGAGCCGTTGTTGATTTCGATATGCTGGTTCATTTCACCACCTGCAGCAGCCCGCCGGCGATTCCTTCCTCGATCTTCTCCTGCACCGGCCTGAATGCCGCGACGACCTTGTTCAGCGCGCCGGCGCGTTTCTTGACCTGGAAGCCGAACTCCACCACCAGTTTTTGTGCCTGGTCGTCCGTCGCCTGCAGGACGTACAGCAGCCTGCCTGTCTTCACGTCGTAGAGCACCTGCAGCGGTTCGGACAGGGCGTCAAACAGACCGCGCCACTCGTCCCCGCTCAGGGCGGCGCCGGTCGCGTCAGCCCGTTCGACCTGCTTAGCGACCAGCAGGCTGTCCGGGACGGCGATCTCGGCGCTGGCCGGCATGACGCCCGTGTTCACCTGCAGCCAGCCCAGGATCTCCGGCTCGATCGCGCCGGCGATCGCGGTGCGACCGCGCGTGACCGGGTCGGCCAGTACCTGGTCGACGAAGCCCTGGTACGCCTGCCGCTGCTCGGCCTGCAGGACCGGCTGCATCGCCTGGTACAGGCGCGACCCGATCGGCGACGCCAGGCGCATCAGCCGATCGTCGATCAGGGACCGCAGGGGCGCGTTGGCGCGCGCACCAGGGGCATAGTCGAAGCCTCTGTCGATCCCGACCGGCGCCCCGGTCTTCGGGCTGATCTCGTTCCAGCCGTCCGGCGCTGCTCCCTTGCCGGCGTCGACGGCCGCCTGGTAGGCCCGCGCGTCGACGGCGACCACGCGGCAGTGGCACATCCAGCCGTTCGGCGGGAAGTGGGTCTTCCAGAAGTCGTGGTCATGCCGCAACACCAGGCCGTCCCAGGACACGTGGAGTGGCCTCGGGTGGGCGACACCGTCCGCGTGGACGTATTTCCAGTACGGCTTCAGCTGCAGCAGCTTGGCGTTGTTCAGCTGCTGCCAGCGGCCGGCGGCGTAGCTGGTCGCCGTGTTGGTCTGGTAGATGATCCGCGTGCGCCAGGCTTCGCCGGCGGCCGTTCCCTGGCCGGTCCAGCCGGTCCAGCCGTGCCGCTGGACGATCTCCTTGAAGTCCTTGCGGAACTGCTCCAGGCCGCTGCCGGTCTCGATGCCGCGCTGCACGGCCGACCGGAGGTCGTCCAGCAGGTCGGCCTTGGCGGCGCCGGCGACGACGAAGGCGCGGTCGTGCGCCGAGAGCATGATGTCGTCCCAGCGCTCCGTGGGCAGGTTGAGCTTGCTCTTGAAGAACGCCAGCTGCTCTTCGAACGGGGTGTTCTTGCCGACTGCCAGCGGCATCTTATGCCCCGTCCTGGATGTCGACAATGCCCTTCAGCTCCGCCAGGGCGAACGCGGCGGCCATCAGCTTGACCAGCTGCTCCTGCGGTTGGTCCCCGAACGATTCGACCAGGTCGCGCTGCAGCGCAGCCAGATCGGTCGCGCTCTCGACCTTCGCATGGATCTCGCCGAGCAGCTCGGCCCACGTCGGCGCAGCGGCCGCCGACAGCTCGTCGGCCGTCTGCTGGGCCGGCTGGACGGCCGGCGCCGGCACGTCGGCCGACAGGCGCGCGGTCGCGGGCTCGACTCCGCCCACCGCCGCTGGCGTCTTATTTGTCACCTTCAGCACCGCTTCGCCTTCCTTCGGGAGCGGGATGCGCAGTTTTTCGTGCGCCCAGGTAACAGGAACCTGAACGCCGACTTCCACTAGCTTGGGCAGCGCATCGGCGTACAGCTTCATGTCCTCGGCCTCGGTCACCGTGAACACCAGGCGCGGGCTACGGCGCAGACCGTCGACGCCGCGGTTCAGGGCCACCAGCGGGTAGATGTAATCCCGCGTGATGGTCTCCGCGATCTGGCGCGCATCGCTGTTGCGGATGTCGTGGCGCACTTCGTTGTGTACCTTGCCCAAGGCCAGGCTGCCGCCGCCGTTCTTGCCGGCGTCGGTCGTCAGGGTCTGGCCGAGGATGCTCTTGGACACCGCGCCTTCAGCCCACTGCATCATCGACAGGTGGGCCGAGTCGCCGGCGCCACCGGTGATCTTCTGGACCTCCAACTGCATTTCCTGCGGCATGATCGCGCGGGCGTCATGGCCCAGGGCTGTGACGGCGCGCATTAGGCTGGCCTTCTCCTCGGCTGTGGCTCCTGAGAAATACTTGCCGACGATGATGGGCAAGCCGTAGGTTTCCAGGAATTCGGCGAAGTCTCCCAGGGCGTACGCCTTGTAGAGGAAGGGCCAGACCAGGGTGCGGTACAAGCCCATCCGGCCGAGATAGCCGGTCTTGGCCTTGCCGTGGGTGTGCATGATCCACCCGAACGGGCGTAGCGCCTCGCCGTCGATCGACGCCGTTTGCAGGCGCAGCTCTGTGCGCGCCGAGTTCAGGCGGAACCACTCCTGGGGGCGCGGGTGGATGGTCGGGAGCCATTCCTTGCCTTCCCGCCGCCACTCCTGCTCGATCGGCGCGAAGCCATGACCGACGCCGTCCATCATGGCCAGGATCAGATCCTCGATCGGGTCAACCGCGCTCTGCAGCGTCTCCCGCACCCATTCGGCCGATGCCGTTTCGGCGGCCGTGGCATCCCTCGGCGGTACGATCTCCCACTCCAGCCCGGCGACGGCCGCCTTGCGCTTGTCCATCTCGCTGCGGATGTGGCCGTCGCGCTCCTCCATGTCCGAGAACAGGCGGTGCTGCTCGACCAGGTCGCCCTGGTCGGCGGCCTGCAGGGTGCGGGCCAGGCGCGCCGGCGTCAGGCCGCTCAGCATCGGGGTCAGGTACTGGTTCTGCAGCGTATTGACCCGCGAGGTCTGCGGCTCAGCCAGAACCGCGTTGTCGATCGGCTTGCCGAACTGGTCAAGAATCTTGCTCACAACATCCTCCTTGAGGACGACCCGTAATCGTCGTCCCGGCCGCCGCCGGACAATCCCGATCGTGGCGTCGTCTGAATTTCGTAATTGCCCATGCCGCGCGTGATGGCGATGTGCCACAGCAGGTGCAGCGCGGTCAGGCCGTCGTAGTGGTGGTTGTTCTGCGCCTCCGGCCAGGTGTCTAGTTCGGCCAGCAGCTGGGTCAGCCCGGCGTGGAACACGATCCCCGGCATCAGGAGGTCGGTGACGAACGGCTCGATCGAGTCGATCCGTACCGGCGCCGGCACCGTCGCGGTGATGCCTACCAGGGGCAGCGGCACGCCCTGGACCAGGGCGGCCCGGATGAACGTCTGCCGCGAGTGCTCGTAGGCATTGTTGTTTTCGAAGGCCCAGGCCAGGCACCGGAACTGCCGCTGTGCGCTGATCAAGTCGCTCTCCAGCTTGGACGGCACTCGGCGCTTGATCTCGGCATGCATCACGTGCAGGCGCTTCATGCGCTGGTCCAGGCCGCCGACCAGGATCGCGGACGGGTCCGACTTCTCGTTCGCGCCCATCGACGGGTCGCAGCCGCCGAAGATCAGCCAGTCTCTTGACCGCTGCGCCCAGTACGTGATCCGGTAGAAGGTCTTGTCCTCGTCCGTGCGCGGGTCGCCCTGCATCTCGGTGTTGAACGCCTTCGGGGCCGTGGCGCGCTGCCGCATCAGCCAGAACAGGCTGCGCACGCTCGGCCAGGATACGACCGCGCCTTCGTCCATCTGCGCCCGGTTCGCCAGGTAGAAGCGGTACGACGGCATCTCGCTCTCCGGGATGACCTGGCCGCGCTCGGCCGCCTCCTGGGATGCGGCGACGTCGTCGTTGCGCATCAGCTCTTCGCACTTGGCCCATAGGTCCATGTCCTGCGGCAGCTCGGCGAGCGCGCGGAAGTGATGGACGACGTGGCCGATCGTCTTCTTGGCCCGGCTGATCGGGTCGTCCTTGTCCAGGATCGTGCCGACACCACAGTACTTGACCGAGCCGTCCGGCGGCCCGAGGTAGTCGATCGCCTTGGTCAGCCACGTCCAGCGGTTCTCGCGCTCAGTCGGACTCTTCGCCTCGGCGTCGGTGATCAGATCGTCACCCAGCAGCAGCTTCGGCCGGCTTGCGCCATGGAACGTGCCCCGGATCGCCTGCTCGGCGCCGAACGACTCCAGCTTGACGCCGGTCCTGGTGACGCACTCGCCGATCTTCCACATCGGACCTTTGCCGCAGACCTCGGGGAAGTCCAGGGCCAAGGCCGCGTTACTGGTCAGCTCGGTCTTGACCACCTCGACCAGCTTGGTGGGCAGCTCGGTTTCGGCGCCCAGCAGGATGACGTAGTCGATGAACTGGACTGGCGCGTCGACGCCGAGCTCCTTGCGCACCTCTGGGCGCTGCCGGAGCGCCTGAACCACGACCCACGTCGGGCCGATCTTCGTCAGCATGGACGACTTGGCCTCGCCTCGCGGCGCGATCCACCATTCCTTCACGCCGGCCAGCTGCTCCAACAGCAGCGGAAAGCGCCGACAGAACTGCGCCTGGAACAGGGACGGCGTTCCCCTGATGTGATGGGGAAAGTAGGTGTACGCGAAGAATTCGAAGTCACCGGACAGCACCCGTTTGCGCCGGGCCTTGATGGCGGCCGGCGAGCCGTCCAGGCCGGCCGCGTGCGCCTCGATGTCCTTGCGTAAAGAGCTGACCAGGTCGGCCAGCTCTTCCTTGAGTTCCTTCGGCGTGAGGTCTTTGCTAATCATTTGGCACTCGCGAGGATCTTGGGCAGCACCTCACCGAAAGGCTCCAGGATCTCGAGCAGGGCAGCGCCGTGCTGCGGGAAGCGGTCCTGGACGAACTCGACCAGGCCACGAATGGCGGCCATGCCGGCCGCCGTCGTGTTGGCCTCTGGAAGGAACTTCTTCATCGCCGCCATGCTCTTGTGGATGTTGTCCATCAGGCTCGCCAGCAGGTCGACACGCTGCAGAGCCGGCATCTCGGCATCGTTCTTGATGAGTTCCAGCGTGGCTTCGAACTGGATGAGCATCTCGGTCAGGATCTGCCGGGACAGCTGCTCGATGTCGCCGCCGGCCAGGGTCGAGGCAGTGCGCACCCGCTCCCAGTCGTCCCCCTCGGCAGCGGCAGCATCGCGCCACCGCTTGGCGGTCGAGTACGACACGTCGGCGAGCGTGGCCGCCTGCTCCAGGGACAGTCGGTCGAACACATAATGCTTGCGCAGCTTGGCGCGGACGTCTGCCCCCTTCGCCATTACAGCCCCAGCTTCAGGCGCAGGGCGGCGGCCAGAGCGCTGACGGTGACGCCGGACGCGATGCCCGCGATCACACCCGAGCGAGCGGCGGTCTGCTCCAGCGCCTCGATGCGCTTGCCGTGGGCGGCGACGGCCTCGGCGATCTTTTCGGGGTTGGCGACTTCCAGGCGGCGCAGCCGGACGTCATGCTCGTCCAGGCGTTGGGTCATCTTGCGATCGACATTGGCGACTGCCTCCTCGACGCGTTTGGTGGCGGAAACCTGCTCGCTCAGGAGGGCTTCCATCCGGCCCAGGATACGCCCGAGATCGTCATTGCTTACTTGTAGTGGTTGCATTGGTATGCGGTCCATTTGTGGGGTTATCGGGGAGCGCGGGCGCTCTTGACGCGCTCACACTCGATACAGCGCAGGCAACCAGGAACAGCCAGGCGCCGCGCTTCGGGAATCGGGAACTCGCAGTCGACGCAGACCGCGACCAGGCCGGCGCGCGCCGTCTCACGGTCAGCGGCCTGCTTCGCGGCCAGTTGGGCGCGCGCCTGCTGCTCGCGGACGAGCGTCTCGCGCTCGGCCATCTCGCAGCGGCTTGCCTCATCCAGGATGTCGATCAAGGGGTCTCCTTCGTGGTCTCGTACCAGTCGATCCACCCCGCCGTCCTGATCTGGCAGAGCCGGTACAACCTGGCCACTTCAATGTGGTTGGTCACCGCGTTCTGCCCTGGCTTCGCCTTCGGCAGCGCCGGGCACCGCTGCAGCAGGTTCGCCTGCGGCGTCGCGTTCGGATTCGGCGTTGGCTGCATTCCAGCGGCGCAGGCTGTCAGCATCAAGCACGCAGCCAGCGTCAGGGTTCTTGCGTAGGTCGGCTTCATAGTCGGATCGGATGGTCTGGAAGGCTTGGTCGGCGCCAGTCGCGGCCTGCTCGGTGCGCACGCCAGCGGCGAGCGACTTGCGGTCCTGGCGGGCTTTGGAAGTCACGGCGGTGCGCAGCGATTGCACTTCTTTTGTCGCCTGCTTGCCGTCGCGGACGTGAAAGCCGAACGCGAACGCGGCGCAGCCCAGCAGCAGGGACCACACCAGGACGGCGACGACGGCGGCGCTGGCCTTCATCGGGCCACCTGGAGGCAGAGCGGCACGCCCCAGGCGAGGTAGCGGCGCTGATGGGTGAAAAGGATCGTGCGGGGGTATTGGCGCGACGCCTGGAAGTTGGCGGCGCTCTGGCCGGCGTTGATGTCCTCGGTAACACCGAACCAGGTGCCGGGTTGCGGCGAGATCCGCTGCGCGCGCTGGACGTAGCCCAGGCCAGCGTTGTAGCCCTTGAACGTCGCTGCCCAGCGTTGGCACTCGTCGGCAGCCTGGACGCGCTGGCCCAGCCAGCGGTCGAACCGGACCTGGGCGCGGATCGACCAGGTCGGGTTGTAGGGGTCGGGGACGCCCAGCTCGGGGAACAGGCGCGCGACCTGGGCGGCGGTTGGGTCCATGAACTGGGCGATGCCCCTGCCGTTGTCCCATGCCGTGATGTCGGCCCTGCAGCTGCTCTCCTTCAGCAGCTGCGCCGCCAGCGCCGGCACCGGCGCGGCCAGGCCGAACACCGCCTGGGCTTCGCGGGTGAGCGTCGCGCGGTAGCGATCGCATGGATCGGCGGCGTATGCGGGGGACAGGCACCCGGTCAGCAGAGCGCCCAGGAACGATACGGCCAGCGGCGTGCAGCCGGCCAGCAGCATGCTCGACACCATCACCACGGCACGGAACAACAGACGCATTACAGGCCCGTCCCGAGGGTGTACATGGCGGACGCCATGATGATGGCCCGGCGGATCATGACCAGCGGCGGCGTATCCCAGCGCACGCGGTCGCGGAACGCTGCACGGTCGAGCCAGTAGCCGGCGTAGCCGCCGAGGGTCACGTGGCCGAGTTTCCAGACCACGGTCTGCGCCGGCCCGCTGTAGCCCAGGTTGAGCATGACGAAAGCGGCGGCATACAGCATGAGGGCGACCAGCAGCCACTTCATCATGCGGTTCCAGTCCTTGCGTTGGGTGTGTTGCACAGTTCCTCCTAGTGCTGACATTGGTCAGCCTGCGTGGGGAGCATGTTTGGCGGTACGCTTATCGTGCCGTCTCTCTGCCCGGTTCTCGCAGGCAAAGGTATGCCCGCGCAGAATTCATGTTCGCGCTAGGAAACTTTTTTCGGAAGGCTGACGCATGTCAGCAGTGGGGGCAAATCGGGGAGGAAAAGAGAGGTGCGGCCTTGACGCGGGAGCGTCAGGCCGCTTAGAGCAAGCTCATCTGGCGCGGGTCAACCGGCTCGACTTCGCCGGTGCTTTTCAAGACGCGCCAGATAGTACGCTCATGAAGGGGCGGCGTATAGTCGCGGGCGATCAGCTGGACGCTCGCCCGCGCCGATTTTCCCTCCTTCAGAGTCAGGCGGTCAAACTTGGCCAGAATGTCGCGGTTGCGCAGGATGACCATGGCGTTCTTGCAGGTCGCGATCGTCAGCGGGGTGTTGCCGAAGAACCGGATGATCTTGTCGGCCGCATCGGAGCCGACGACGGCCGAGAGCTTCTCGGCGCAGGCGGCGCTGCGGTACAGGTACAGCGTTGTCCCGCCGAACACGTCGACCATGCGCAGGGTCAGCGGCAGGCCGATCAGGGCGATCAGCTTCTGCACGCTGTCCGGCAGATGGGACAGATCATTGTCCATCGCCGCCTTCCTTGCCGGCCTGCTTGGCCCGGCGTTTGGCGTCATAGGCTAGCGCGGCGACGATCTTGCCCAGCTGCTCCTCGTTCAGCCAGTCGATCTTCTCGACCTGGAACATCCGCTTCGCCATCGCCTCGGCGTAGGCCCAAGGACGCTTGGCGGACGCCAGCTGCGCCTCGATCTTGCCGACCAGGGCGGCCCGGCCGGTGGCCGGCTTCGGGCGCTTCCCTGGGCTGGCCTTGGGCTTGAAGCCAGAACGCTCCAGGTGCTGCAGCACCTTGGCGGCGCCGAGCGGGGTCAAGTCCTTGGACGAGGTCACGCCGCCGTGCTGCTGCAGCATGGCTCGGTAGGTGTCGTCGTCCAGGCCGAGCTGCTTCTTGGCGATGTGGATTTTAGCGAGGGAGGGATTGCGCGGCATTTGTCACTCCTCCAGCTCGACCGCGTCGGCTGCCGCTTCCCGAGCCTCCGGCCTGGAGAGTCCCGCCAGCACCAGTCGCGCTTCATCAGCCGGGATCAGCTCAACGGATTCGCACACCTTACAGAGGTGGTCGATGGCCGCCTTGCCGTTTTCCCAGTCCGGCAAGTAGAGCGTTATCGAGCCGCTGAAGAACGGGTCTTTCGCCACGCGACGCTTGCCAAGAGCCTTCTCGGCTTGCTTGCGTTTTGCTGGGCTCACGTTGGGCCGGATCGACTTGCGCAGGAACTTGGCTTCTGGCGCAGCGTTCTTTTCATAGCACCAGGCTGCATTGATTCTGCCGTTCACGTAGGTGTACACGCGGTAGGACATGCTCGTCTTGCTGACCCGGCGGACGTCCAGCGTAATCAGGTAGCCGTCGCACCGTAGGTTCACACAGCCCCACGGCAGGCTCAGTGTTTGTGCCAGGTCGTCCCTCTGTTCCTTCGTCAATTTCATTGCTTCCCCCTATGTTTGGCTGCTCATCAGTACCTGGCAACCACGCCAGGTAGAACGACCGCTGTCGCCAGCGGCCGGTTTCGCTTCAGTGGGTCGGCTTCACGAACACGACCGCATGGCGACCCTTGTGGCCATTGTTCCGGGCACACCAGGTCAGCCACTTCGCCAGGGCGTCGCTCTTCGCCTTCGGATCGTCCAGCTCAGGCACGCCCGGCACCAGGAACTTTCCTTCGCTGGCACCACGGCCGATGCGGCCCAGCGCGGAGATCGTCCCGGTCAGGTACGCCTTCGCACCGTTGGCAATGAGGATGGCTCCCTCCGGCAGCGCATCTTCATTGCCTGTCTCGATCAGGCCGGACTGCCAACACCAGGCGATCTGCGGCTGGATGTCGAAGAACGACCGGCAACTGCAGCGGGGGCAAACCCGCGCCCAGCGGCCGTCACCGACGACCTGCAGCTGGCGTTCGGACTCCTTGTGCTTGTTGCGGCAGCGCGTGCATTGCACGTCGACGTCGCTGCTGGCCAGTGCGGTTACGCTCATTTCGTCCATTCCTCCCAGGTAAAGTCGGGGCCTTTGCAATGCGCCCGCGCATTGCCTTGATCGTCTAGAATCCGCAGCTTGGCGCGCTCGTTCAGGAAGACCGCCAGCTGGACGGCGCGCACGCGGACGGTCGGCTCGTTCAGCCGGTCGAAGTTGCTGATGTGCCGCCAGCTGCCGGCGTCGTTGATCTGGAGCTTCATACGGTGGCCATGTCCAGCGAGATCGGGACGTACTGGTCGGTCTCGCCGACGCGCTCGTAGAAGCGGACGTACTGTTTGCTGCCGACCACCTGGACGGACTCGCCGATCGCCTTCATGGCCTGTTGCCAGCGTTCGTCCTTGATCTCCATCCGGCGCAGCGCCAGGATGCGGCCGGTGTTGAGGTTGCCTTCCTTGTCGGCGTTGAACGCCTGCTGCACCAGGGCGAGGATCTCCGGGCTGCTGCCGGCGCTCCAGGCAGCGATGCATTCGTCGATCAGCGCTTTCGCCGCCTGCAGGCGCTCGTCGAAGGCGATGCGGTCGGAGGTCTGGATCTGGACCTTGTAGCGGCCGTCGAAGCCGAACAGGGTGACGTTGCCCTTCTTGCCGCCGACCGAGACCTTGTACTCCTCGGCCGAGAGCTGGACGAAGGCGCCGAAGTCACCGAACACCTTTTTCTTGAAGTCCAGCATCTGGTTGTTCAGGACTTTCGCTGCGGAGACCAGCTCAGCAACCAGGCGGTCGCGCTCCAGGTCGATCGGCTTGATCAGCGACTCGGGGATCAGGTGACCCTGGGCGTTCTGGCGGTAGCCGTCCGGGACCAGGTTGGTGTCGTTTTTTTGCATGGGTTCTACTTCCTTTCAGTTGAAATCAGATGTCGGTCGGGCCGATATGAATGGGCCAGTCGCGTGGTGCTGGCGCCTTGGGAGGCGCCTGCGTCGGCGCTGCCGGCTTTGCGGCACCCTCGCGGCTCGGGCCCGTTAAAGGGATAAGAGGATCAAACGCGCCCATAGATCACCTCAGTGCGTCAGCATCGACGCCGGCTTGCTCTCGCGGACGTGCTCCGCGATCAGGGTGTCGACAAGGCTCAGGACGCCATCCGTGCTGTCGGCCTTGCGTGCGATGACGATGCGGCCGATCTGCTTCGCCATGTCGGTCAAGGTGGCGGTGAGGCCCTGGCGTTCCAGGAGCAGCTCCTGAACGGCTTCCTCCAGCAGTTCATAGCTCGGCTTTTCCTGGGCGACCAGAATGTCGTGCAGGCGCTTGGACCAGTGTTCTTGTTGGCTCATCGGTAGATCTCCTCTTTCAGACAGGGTGGTGGGTGGGGTGAATCGGTTCGAACCAGGTGACCAGGCAGTTGCGCAGCTCGACGCTGCAGTGCCGGTGGGTGTCGCTGATGCGACGGCCGGTGAAGCCGCGCGCCTGGGTGATCAGCAACCGAGCGGCGGCGCCGTCGACGTGGATGGCCGGCATCCGGCCCTGCAGGTGGGTCGTCATCGGCGGATGGCCGTTCTGACGGAGCCAGCGCGACATATCGTTCGCGGCCTGCAGCCGCGCCAGGAACGCAGCGTTGAACGTCTTGGAGCCTTGTTCCTTGGCGTCGACGTCGACGACCATCGTCGCGCCGGCCGGACGAAGCGAAACAACCTGGGCAGTACGGACTTGCACGTTCATGGCTGCTTTCCTTTGCAGTTGTTTTGGCACTGTTGGCATGCGCGCCAGTGGGCCATCTTGGTTGGGTGGTGCGTCGGCGCCCGTTGGGTCGAGTAGTCGACGCATTCTTTCGTCGGCAGCTGACCGCCCAGGTACGGGCAGTCCACTACCAGGGCCGGCTCCAGCACCGCGAGCGCTTTGTCGGCGATCTTCTCGGTGTTGCCGGGATACGTTCCCGACAGCACTAAGCTGACGGTCGTGCGGGAATAGCCCAGGCGATCGGCCAGCGCCTGCTTGTTGGTGCGGGCCGCCTCCTCATGCATGAGGACGAGCCAGCGCGGCTCAGAGGTCGTCGTCATTCTTCGGCTCTTCCTTCCAGACGACCTGGCTGAGGTTCGGGTCGTAGACCTGCTTGGTGCGCTGGATCATCGGTGGGCGCGGCCCGGTGTACTTGCCTGGCCCGAGGCGATAGCGCGCCTGGACGTTGCCCTTGCCGAACCCAAGGCTTCGCACCTCTGCCACGCGGACCAGGTAGCCGGCGCCGTAGAGCGCGCCGATATAGGTCTTCGCGGTCTCCTGGCTCACCTTGACGCCGGCGGCCTCGGCGTGCGCGGCCAGCTCGTTGATGTTGAACTCGCCGATGATCCGCATCGACCGCCACATCGCCTCGGTGCCCAGGCCCTGGGTGACGGGCTTACCGTCGCGGGTCACGCGCGGCGCCTCGACCCCGTTGTCGCGGACGATGATCCACTTCGCGTAGCGCTGGATCGCCTTGCCTTCGACCTTCTCGCACTCGACGATGCCGGCACGCTCCAGGGAGTTCAGGTAGGTGAACAGGGTTTCGTCGTCGACCTTGGCCTTGCGAGCGATGCCATAGCAGGTAAATGGTCCCGCGTGCTTGCGCATTGCTTCCCAGGCACGTTGGCGCGACCCCTTACCACCTACCAGCTCCATGTGCGCGGGCTTGCGGCGGCCGCGCTTCTCGCTTTGTTGCTCCATGCTCATCGTTACACCGTCCTACGCTTCGGTGCGTCGCCGGTGTAGAGGTCGAGATCTCCCCAGGTGGCCAGCGTCATCTCGGACTCGGCCTTCAGCATCGCTTCTTCGTGGATGCGGGTCAGGTTGACGCAGACGCGGCGGATCGAGCCGTGGGCCATGTCGACGACGCGCTGCAGGAGGTCGTCGGCGATCGCGACGCCGGGGCAGTAGATCGGGGCGAGCTTGCGAGCGTCGTCCATCGACGCCGCCAGGGCCGGAATCCAGGCCAGGACGCGGCTGTGTAGGCGCTCCCAGCGCTTCATCTTCTGCGGCACCTGTTCCTCGCCGACCAGCAGAAGCGTGCCCTGGCTGCCCTCGTAGATGTCGCGCACCAGCTCGACCATTCCGTCCTTCTTGAGGCAGTGGTCGAACTCGTCGATGATCAGCGGCCGGCCGGAGGCGCCCAGCTGCTCGCAGACCATGTCGAGCATCGCCGGGATGGTGCCGGCCGGCTTGACGCCCATTTCAAACAGGATCTTCTCCAGCAGGGTCTTGCGGTTCCAGGCGCTCATCGTCTGGACGTAGTAACCGCGCGTTTTGTTGGCGATCGCGGAGCAGGCGATGGTCTTGCCCCGGCCGGCTTCGCCGTACAGCACGCCAATGCCCGGCAGACCGTTCACGCGGGAAGCGAGTTTCTCGGCCGCGACAGATACCAGGTCGAGGTTGCTGATGTTGGCCACACGATTGACCGGCTGATTCGTAGTCGTCATACTCTGGTTTCTTTCTGTTCTAGTGCCCACCGTTGCAGCGGCAGGCGTTAATCAAGCTGTTTTTTTCAAAAATGCTCTGAACTCGGCGGACTCCTGATAGGTGTTCCGCCATTTTTTTTGCTTCTCGCTTACGAGCGCCTCCTCGCTCAAGCTTTCAATGCGTTGCCATTCGGCGAAGCGTTCGCCAGGTGTGGTTGGGACGGTCCAAACGTGCTGTTCGGGGATCGTGGTGACGGTGGCGACCGGTGCCGGTGTGGGGATCGGCGTCACCTCCACCAGTTCGGCCTGGCGCGCACGCTCGGCCAGTTGGGTCAGGTTGATGCTGCCCATCAGGCCTGGGATGCTGATCTGCTGGGGCATCTCCAGAGCCGGGGCACCACGGCGCTCCAGGCGGACTTCTTCCAGCTTGTTTTCCAGGCGGCGCTCGCGGCCAGCCTCGCGCTTGTCACGTGCCCGCTCGATGACCGACATCGGCATGTAGTCGCGCTTGTTGCCGTCCAGTTCGGCGGTGCAGATAAAGCGGCCGGCCTCGTCGTAGACCCATACATGCGCTGGGTCGTGGATGTCGTAGCCGACGCGCAGCTGCTCGGTATGGAACTCTTCCAGCTTGCGGGTGAAGTACCTATTGCCGAACAGCTCGATCTCGCAGCGGCGCACCGTGCGCAGCACCTGCGGGCGGAACAGCGGCCGGGCCTCGTCATCCGTCACCAGGTGGGCAGCAAACCCAGCCTCCTCGGCGCGCGCCCAAGCCTCGTTCGGCGTCATGTGACGGCGGCGGCCAGTCGCGGGATCGGTGACCTTCGGCAGAGAGCGGTGTGGCCGGTTGTTGTACTCGGCGACCTTTTCCTCGCAGAAGGCGACGAAGCGGTCCCAGGCCATCAGCGGCATCGCCACCGCGTCGCCGGCCGCGCTGGCCAGCGCCTTGCGAGACAGCTTGAACGTCGTCTGCTTCGCCTGGCGGTCCATGTCGCGTCCGATGAAGCCGGGCAGCTCCTTCGCCGCGTTGACCCAGATGGTCTGGTGCAGCTTCTCAATCACGCCGCGCGCCTGGCTGTTGTAGGGCAGGCTGTTGATCATCTCGGTGCCGAGGCGCGCGAGCAGGCCGGTACCGATGTCGGTCATCAGCTCGTTCTTGTAGCCCGAGCCGTTGTCGACGTAGAACACGGCCGGGATGCCGCCGGTGAGCACCGCGGCGCGCAGGGCGTCGAGCACCGCGAAGGCGCTTTCCGCCAGGCCGACGGACCAGCCTACGGTCTTGCGGGTGGCGATATCGACTACCGAGGTGATCTCCGGACGAAATGGGCGGCCGTGCATCGGGTGCTGGACCTCGGCGTCGAACGTGTGACCGTCAGCGCTATAAATGTCACCCGGCAGCAGGCTGGCGAAGTCGCGGCGCACGAAGCCCTTGAGGCTTTTGATCTCGCGATCGCCCATTCGGCCCAGCTGCAGCGTGACCTTGCCTACCTTGTCCAGGAAGCGGCGCACCTTCCAGATGCTTGGCGCCTGATCCGTCGCATCCAGGGCATTGAGAAACTGGCGGTAAGCGTGCTCGACGGTCGGCTTCTCCGGCCGCTGGTAGTACTCCATGAACGCCTTCGCCCAGGGCGGTACCGACATGTCGGCTTCACGCTTCTTCGGTGCCAGCATGCCGGCACGCTCGTACTCGACGAAGCGCAGGACACTGCGCTCGGAGGGCAGGCCGTCCGGACTGGGGCGGCCCCGGCCGTCGCGTGCCATCTTGAGCATGGCGACCAACTGCTCGCCGGCTTCGCCCTTGCGCGCCATTTCGATGAGAATGCGAGCCGCCTTCTTCAAGGGGTAGCCCGAGCGATTCATCAGGGTTTCTAGTGCCAGGAGGACACCCTTACGAGCATCGAGCTGAAGGCCTTGGCTCTCGGTCACGATCAGCGGCAACTGGTCTTCGGGTTTGAGCGCCAACCGCTTGACCGGGACTACCGCCACAACCTCACGCGCTGCCTTTTCTTTGATAGCCTCGACCACGTTGGCGGGCGGAGTGTATTCACGACGAGTTCCGCCGACCCCGGTTACCTCGACGAATGGCCATCCTTCACGCTGTGCTTTGTTGCTGAGAGCCACCTTCGTTGCCGGCAGTCCTGGTAGTTGCATTGCCGCCAGCTCAGTGAGGCTGTACTGGGCTTTAATCACGGTCATGAGGCCACCGTGAACAGGTCAAGCTCAGGAGTGCCGGCTTTCATCACATTGCTGCGCTGGTATGCAACTTGAGTCAAAGTACAAGTCAGCGCCTGGACCGTTGCCTCCACGTCGGCCCCATCTTGATAAAACCGAGTCAGCAACATCATCGCTTCCGAGAACTTGCACTGCACCTCAGCCAACTGCGCGACATCAGCCTTGCGCCCGGCTGGGATGGAAATAACAATCTTGTCGCCCTGCGCCGTGACCAGGTATTCGCTGACCAAAGAGATTCCGCAGAACGACTCAAATTGGCGAATACGGTTGAGCGGCATCGACGTCTCTGCAAGCCACCGATAAAGCGTCTTGTTTTCGACCCCCATAAGGTCTGCTAGGACCTTAATCGGGCGGCGGTTTTCGCCAGCAAACTCGACACAAAGCTCCATTGCCTCGGTCAGGGTTGTTGCTTTAACAGACTTCCACTTAGTTTTTCTCATTGTCACTTTTCCCTTGTGAGAAACGCAGAGGTAGCGCTCTCCATTGCTGAGTCGTAATATTCAACCCAACACAACGGCACAACGCGGTTGCTGTACGGAAGTGGAAAGTGGTGAGAGTGACAAAACCGGCGTAAAATCGCGCTTTGCGTAACGTTCCGGCCAGATGTCTTGCGGGTCCATACCGAGTGCGGCAGCAATGATTGCTTCCGCCTTGCGATACGGCCTGTCAAGCGCAGATTTCAACGTTCCTGCGCTCAGACCATTCTGGCGAGAGAGTTCACGCAACGACCATCCCTTCTTATGAAGGGCTGCTACGACGTCCGCCCGATGCCAGTCAGCTAAGGCGGATTTTTTTGGCATATCCAATGCGCTCATGGGTGGCCCCTATCGGTTGAATTCATAAGCGGATCGTAACCGATAGGAAGTGCAAAGTAAAGAGCGGGTTCTATCTTTGCGCTTCGATTCGGTTGCTGATTGTTCAATGGTTCGTATAAGCCATTGATTTAAATAAGCAATATTTTTCTATGCGCTGCGAATCACTTTGCAGTTGCGCTTTTCGCTTAACCAACAAAGAGAGACAAGTGAGAAAGTTATTTTCCGCAAGTGAAATTGCCGCTATGAAGCTGCCAGGGATGCCGCAGTCAAAGGTCGCAGTAAGCGCGAAGGCCAAGCGTGAAGGCTGGTTCTTTGAAGAGCACACCGGCCTGGGCGGTACTCGGAGAATGTTTGAGTTGCCTGCCCGCTACCGGGCCATCACGGACATGCTGAAAACGTCTTATGAGGCGCCTGGGCGGGTCGTTGGCACTATCGGAGGCGGACCAGGTAAAGCGGATCCCGACCTGTTGGCAGTAGCGGTGACCGCATTGGAAGAGTACGCAGCCGAGTGTGGAGAGGTGATCCCTCCAGAAAGGAAGGGCGCGATTATTGCTGTGCTCTACAACTACCTGGTGAAGGGCGCAGACAATGACGAAGTCAGAAACATGCTACGCGTCATGATGCATTAA